CAGGACATTCGCGCGATATTTGCGATTTAGCGTAGGTGTAGTGTCCAAAAGTGAAGGGAAGGTGATACGATGGCGAAGAAAATAGCGGGGCTATGCGCGGCTTATGAACGAAACGGAGAATACAAGCAGTTAAAGCAGGAACTGCTTGACGATTTAGAGGCGCGGGGACTGGTGAGCCGCCCCTATCTGGATAAGGCCGAGGAATACATGAGCTTGTGGTGTCTGCGGAAAATGCTGGAAGAAGACATTGCCGCGCGGGGCGTCTATGTGGAGTACCAGAACGGCGCCAACCAGAAAGGCACCACCGACAACAAGAGCGTGGAGAAGTTGGTGCGGGTGTCCTCCCAGATGTTAAGCTTGTGGACGGCGCTGGGGTTCCGGGAGCAGGCCGCCAGCGCGAAAGCGGTGGGCGGTGAGGACGATGTCCTGTAAACTTCCGCCAGAAGTTGAGAGTTATTTGCAGCTGGTAGAGCGCGGGCCGCACCGCGTTTGCGAGGAGCAAAAGGCCATGGCGGCCCATATCCGCAAGGTCTTCGCCACCGAGGACATCCGAGTGGACGAAAATCAGCTGGCGCGGTACATGGGCCTTGCAAAATACTTTTCGTTCAAGGAGCTTTTCCCCTGGGAGAAGTTCCTTGTTTGCTTGTGGGACTGCACCTACCGCGCCGATGGGCAGCCACGATGGAAAACGGTGTTCGCCATGCTGGGGCGCGGCGCGGGGAAAGATGGATTTATCGCCTTCGATGCCTTCGCATCGGTATCCCCCTATAACCCTGTGGGGCACTACGATGTGGACATCTGCGCCAACAACGAAGAACAGGCTATGCGTCCGGTGAGGGACATCATCGAGGCGCTAGAGACGCCGGAAAACGAAGCGAAACTTAAGCGCTTTTTTTATCACAATAAAGAAGTGGTGCAGGGGCGAAAGAACAAAGGCTGCATCAAAGGACGCACCAACAACCCGAAGGGCCGGGACGGTATGCGGTCTGGAAAAACGATTTTTAACGAAGTCCACGCCTACCAGAACTACGACAACATCAAGGTCTTTATAACGGGGCAGGGCAAGGTGGCGCAGCCCCGCGTTGGCATCGTCACGTCAAACGGTGATGTGAGCGACGGCCCGCTGGATGATTACCTGGCCAGGGGCCGGCGGATTCTTTTTGAGGGGGAGCCGGACAATGGGTTTTTGCCGTTTATTTGCTGCCTGGAATCGAAGGAACAAGTCCACGATCCTGCGAACTGGTTTATGGCGAACCCCTCCTTAGCATATATGCCACATTTGCGGCAGGAAATCGAAGATGAATACCGCGACTGGTGCGACCATCCGGAACAAAACAGCGACTTCCTGACGAAGCGCATGGGCATCCGGGCCGGGTTCAAGGAAGTTTCGGTGACGGACTATGAAAAAGTTCTTGCCACCAAAAAGGCGCTGCCGGACTTGACCGGTGCCCCCTGCACAGTGGGCATTGACTACGCCGAACTGAACGACTGGGCGGCGGTCAACCTGCATTTCCGGCGCGGTGACAAACGGTATGACATCAACCACGCCTGGATCTGCGCCCAGTCCAAGACACTGAGCCGGGTGAAAGCACCCTGGCAGCAGTGGGCAAAGGATGGCATCGTGACCGTGGTGCAGGATGTGAGCATAGGCCCTGATCTGTTGGCCCAGTACATTGCCGAGGCGGCCACGCGCTACAGCATCCGCATGATTGCGCTGGACCATTTCCGCTGGACCATGGTGGCCGAGGCCATGCGGCGCATCGGCTTCGACGCCGCCGATAAAAGCCGCGTGAAGCTGGTGCGGCCATCTGACATCATGCAGGTGGACCCGATCATCCAGAACTGCTTTGACCGGGGACTATTTCACTGGGGAAACAACCCGTGCTTGCGCTGGGCGGTGAACAACACAAAACGCGTACGAAGCAGCCGCGCGGCAGGTGTGGACACGGGAAATTTTGTGTACGCCAAAATCGAGGCAAAAAGCCGGAAAACCGACCCGTTCATGTCGCTGGTGGCGTCTATGGTGGCGGAACCCTGCCTGGGGAATGGCCAGACGGTTGAACTGCCGCCCGTAGGGGCTTTTGTATTATAAGGAGGTTGCGAAATGGCAATTAATTTTTGGCGCTGGTTGACTGGTGGGAACCAGCGGGCCGGCCCCGTGGAAGTCAGCTGCCGGGAGCTGTTTGAGGCCGCCCAGGAATATCAGGTCCGGGAACTGTCCTTCTGGGTGTGCGCCAACATGGTGGCCAACGCCCTGGGCCGGTGCGAGTTTCGGACGTTCCGAAGCCATCGGGAGATCCAGGAGCGGGAGTATTACCTCTGGAACGTCAGCCCCAATGTGAACCAGAACAGCAGCATGTTCCTCCACAAGCTGGTGGCCAAGCTGTACCAAGACAACGAGGCGCTGATCGTGGACACCCTGGCCCGGGGGGACCTGCCTTCCCTGGTGGTGGCGGACAGCTGGGAGGCGCCGGAGAACTGGCCCTCCCGGCAGAACGAGTACCGGAGCGTCACGGTGGGGGACTATCAATTCCAGTACCCATTTTATGAAAACGCTGTACTCCATTTCCGGCTGAACCAGCAGAATATGCGGCCGGTGATCAACGGCCTGTACAACTCCTATTACAGGCTGGTGTCGGCGGCCATGAAAGCTTACCAATGGGACAACGGCCAGCACTGGAAGGTCCATGTGAACCAGATCGCCCAGGGGGACAAGGACTGGGCGGAGAAATTTCAGGCCATGATCGCCGCCCAGGTGAAACCATTTTTGGAGAGCAACGGGGCCATCTTGCCGGAGTTCGACGGGTACGCCTATGAGCAGGTGAGCGGGAGCGGGAGCGGACGGGACACCCGGGACACCCGGGACATCCGGGCCATGATCGAGGATATCTTCGATTTTACCGCCCGGGGCTTTCTGATCCCCTCCGTCCTGGTAAACGGGACGGTGGAGGGGACGGCGGACGCCAACACCCGGTTTTTGACCAACTGCATCGACCCTCTGGCGGACCAGATCCAGGAGGAGATCAACCGGAAACGTTACACCTATGACGAATGGGCCCGGGGCGATTTTTTACGGGTGGACACCTCCAGCATCATTCATTTTGACATGTTCGCGAATGCGACCAACGTGGAAAAGCTGGTGGGCTCCGGAGCCTATACCATCAACGACGTGCGGCGGGCGGCCAACCAGGCGGAGATCAACGAGCCGTGGGCCGACGAACATTTTATGACGCTGAATATCAGCACCATGGGGGAGGCCACCCGGAATTTGAGCGCACAGGGAGGAGGAACAACGTGAAAAAGCGAATGTGGGAGATCAAGCAGCAGGCAGAGAGCCCCGGCGTGCTGGACCTGTACATCTACGGAGACGTTGAGGGGGACGGGTACGACTGGTGGGAGGACGAGGTGATCGAGAGCGAGACCAGCGCCAACACCTTCCGGGAGAAGCTGGCGGAGTACCCCAACGTGACCCAGATCAACCTGTATATCAACAGCTACGGCGGGAGCGTGTTTGAGGGCACGGCTATTTATAATCAGCTCCGGCGGCACCCAGCACACAAAACGGTGTACATCGACGGCTTCGCCTGCTCCATCGCCTCTGTCATCGCCATGGCCGGGGATGAGATCGTCATGCCGAGAAACGCCCTGATGATGGTCCACAACATGTGGATGTTCGTCCAGGGCAACGCGGCGGAGCTGAGGAAGGCGGCGGACGACCTGGACAAAATCAACGAGGCGGGCCGGGAGGCCTACCTTCAGAAGGCCGGGGACAAGCTGACCCCGGAGCTGATCGCCCAACTGGAGGATGACGAGACCTGGCTGACCGCCGAGGAGTGCATCCGGTACGGCCTGGCGGACCGGTACGCGGAGCAGGAGGCGGACATGAGCCAGGCGGCCCAGGTGCTCCAGAAGGCAAACCTGAACCTGCAGCAGCGGGTGAGCATCCAGCGGAGTCTGGCGGCCCAGCTGCGGGAGCTGACGGGCCAGGAGCCCAAAAAACAGGAACCCCAGGCAAAGGGGAAAGACCCGGAGCCTGTTCCGACCCCGGCGGAGCCGGAACCCAAGAAGAAAACCAACCCATTTTTTGAGCTGTTTAAGGAGGAGAAGAACTGATGAGAAACGGCGACTACATGCAGAAGCGGGAGGAGACCCGCGCCAAGATCCAGCAGGCCGTGAAGGACGGCGACACCGAGGCCTTTTACCAGGCATTCGACCAGATGGTGGATCTGATCGGCCAGGACGTGCAGCAGCAGGCGGAGGAGCGCTTCCGGGAGATGCAGCAGCAGGCGGACACCCAGGTGCTGGCCGTCCGGGGCGTGCGGCAGCTGACCAGCAAGGAGAAGGACTTCTATCAGAAGGTCATTGCCGCCATGAAGGAGAAGGACCCCAAGCAGGCCTTGAACAATGTGGACGTTGTTCTGCCCGAGACCGTGGTGGACGCGGTGTTCGACGAGCTCCAGACCAGCCACCCCCTTCTGTCTCACATCCAGTTTATGAACACCCGGGGCGCCATCCGGATGATGATGAACACCAACGGGTATCAGGAGGCGGCCTGGGGGCAGCTGTGCGACAAGATCGTGCAGGAGCTGACCTCCGGCTTTAAGGAGGTGGACACCTCCCTTTTGAAGCTGTCCGCCTTTATGCCGGTGTGCAAGGCCATGCTGGAGCTGGGCCCCGAGTGGCTGGACAACTTCGTGCGGCAGGTGCTGCATGAGGCCTACGCCAACGGCCTGGAGGCCGGGATCGTGGCGGGCGACGGCAACGGCAAGCCCATCGGAATGAATCGCCAGGTGGGCGACAACGTGACCGTGACCGGAGGCGCGTACCCCGCCAAGAGCCCCATTACCGTAAGCGACCTGTCCCCCACAACGGTGGGCAACCTGCTCTCCCTGCTGGCAGTGGACCCCAACGGGAAGGCCCGGGTGGTGCGGGACGTGATCCTGGTGGTGAACCCTGTGGACTATTTCCAGCGGATCATGCCGGCCACCACGGTTATGGGCCCCGACGGCACCTATCGCAATGACGTGCTGCCCTATCCCATGACGGTGATCCAGTCCCCGGCGGTGGACCAGGGCCAGGCTATCATCGGCCTGGGATATAAGTACTTCGCGGCCATCGGCACCGCCCGGGACGGCCGGATCGAGTACAGCGACCACTACCACTTCCTGGAGGACGAGCGGATGTACCTGATCAAGGGATACGCCAACGGCTTCCCCATGGACAACAACGCGTTTTTCGTGCTGGACATCTCCGCCATCCAGCCCGCCGTGTGGAAGGTGCAGCAGGTGACCGCGCCCACCGCGTCCGCTGTGGACGACCTGGCCGACCTGCGGATCGGCGGACTGACCCTGTCTCCCGCGTTCTCGGCGTCCACGCTGATCGGATACACCGCCAGCACCACCAACGCCACCAACACGGTGATGGCCATCCCCGCCGACGCCAACGCCACCATTGAGATCACCAACAAGGGCCCCAGCGACGAGGAGGCCACCCCCGTGATCAACGGCCGGGCTGTGACCTGGAAGACTGGGGCGAATACCCTGACCGTCAAAGTCACCGCCGAGAACGGCACCGCCACGCAGTCCTACGTGGTGACCGTGACCAAGTCCTAAGGTGGCGGCATGACGCGGCAGAATGTTCCGGCGGAACTGCTGTCCGATGTCAAGAACTACCTGAACATCACATGGGAGGACCCGGCGACGGACGCTAATGTGCGCGGATGGATTGCGTCCGCCGCCACCTACCTGGACAAAAAGCTGCGCCGACCGGCCAATTATACGCTGGATGGATTGCCCAGGACGCTGCTGATGGAATACGTCCGGTATGCCAGAGACAGCGCACTGGACGTATTTGAAAATAACTATCAGGCGCTGATTCTTGCGGCGCAAAATGAAAGCGTGGTGTATCTAAGTGACCTGGAAAGCACCTGTCCGGCCCAGGACGGATAACGGCGTCACCCAAAACTACAACGATGGTGTTGTAGCAATCTTCGCTGTTGTTGATACGGCAAAGCCGGGATACCAGCCGCAACCGGGCAAGCCACAGGCGAAATACACCTTGCGGTACGAAGAACGGCGGCTTGGCATCCAGCGGTATTACAGCAGCCTGCAAAATCAGATCCAGCTGGACAGGGTTATCCGCGTCCCCCGGGTGGCTGGGATTACCACGCAGGACATTGCGGTCACGGAAGACTACCAGGCTTACCGGATAGACCTAGTCCAAAGCGTTATGGATGTGTACCCGCCGTCGCTGGATTTGACATTGACCAAAATTGAACAGGGGGTGCCGTAAAAATGCCCGCTGCGCCAACTGCGCCAACATGGTACGACCGGATTATTGCGGCGCACACCGCAGTAACCGATGCGGTTAGCCATTGTGAGCGGATGAAATCCGACCGGTATTTTGTCTGGCAGGAAGAGGGCCGCAATGACCTGGAAGCCGGTAACCGGCATGCAGAAAAGGCAATGACTGGCACAACCGACCTGTTTACAAAACGGGAATTTGACCCTTGGGTGAAAGCTTTCGAGGCTGCATTGGACGCAGACCCCTATATTGCATGGCAGCTGAACAGCGTGCAGTATGAGGAAGATACAGGGTTCCATCATTGGGAATGGGTATGGGAGGTGGCGTATGGCTAAAATCGCATTTCGGAAGCTGCCGGACTATACCCATTTCCTGGGTCGCTTTTCGGCCGCTTTTGCGCGGGATGAAATCCTTAACAAGGCGGTATATGCCGGGGGTAAGGTTGTTGCGGACCAAATCCGAGCCAACCTTGAAGCGCTGCCGGAGGAAAAATTTAGGCAGCTAAAGGACGGGGAAAAGTTCTCCGGCGTTCCGGAGGCGCAAAAGCAAGACCTGATTGCCAGTTTCGGCCTGACGCCAATCGAACGGGACAACACCGGATTTGTCAACACAAAGGCCGGCTTTGACGGGTACGGAAGTCACCCAAGCAAGAAGTATCCACAAGGGCTGCCAAACCAGCTGCTGGCGCGAAGCATCGAGAGCGGGTCATCCGTCCGGGATAAGCACCCCTTCGTTCGTCCGGCGGTCCAAGCCACGCGGCAAAAAGCGGTGGAAGAAATGGAAAAAGTCATAAACGAAAACATTGATCAAATCTATAGGGGGTAACAACATGGCAAATGGAAAAGTATGTATTGGCTTTAGCAAGCCATATGTGGCAAAGTACACCAACACTGGCGGCACTGTATCCTACAGCGGCGGGATGCCGCTGGCCCGTGGCGTAAGTGTAAGCATCGAGCCGACAGTATCCGATAACAATAACTTCTATGCTGACAATGTTCTGGCGGAAACGGAAGCTGGCGTGTTCACCGGCGGGACGGCAACCTTGACGGTGGATGGGTTGCTGCAAGAAGCGGAACAGTTCATCATGGGGCTGCCAAACCCGGAAGAGTTCTCCTACGGAACCAGCAAGACCGTGGAGGTGCTAAAGTATGGCAACAGTGTCAGCATCCCGAATGTAGGGATTGGGTTCATCGCCATGTACATGTCGGGCGGAGTAATCAGCTATACGCCTATGGTTTTGCGCAAGGCCAAGTTCAATACGCCCAGCACCAATGCACAAACTAAGGGGGAGCAATTCGACTGGCAAACCCAGGAACTGACCGCAGCGCTGATGCGGGACGATTCCCCCGCCGCTGAATGGAAGTGGATTGGCGCCGATCAGACTTCGGAAGCAGAGGCGGATGAGATCGTCAAGGCGTTTCTGAACATTACTAAAAGTTAAGGAGGCGCTGGCATGGGGAATCAGGTAACGGTGACTATCCGTGGGGTGCGGTACCCATTGTGCCTAACCGTAGCAGCATTTGAACAGATTTCGGACAAGTGCGGCGGTTGGGAAAACCTGCAGAAATTCTTGCAGGGCGACGGCAACTTCGCCAGGGCGGTGGGCAACACCGCCTATACCCTTGGTGTGTTGATCCAAGAAGGTGAAGAAAACCGGCAGATGGAAGCCAGGTTTTCCGGGGAGAAAACTGCCCCGGTAGTAGTCCCCGGGCCGGAATGCTTTGTACATTTCCGCCCGGCAGAAGTTATCCAGTACCGCGAGGCGGTATTGCAGGCAATCGCGGCATCGATGCAGCAGGAGGTCGAGACAGAGCCGCCAAAAAACGCAGAGGGCGCAGGGCCGAGGTAAGGCTCTGCGCCCCGTTGCTGATGTACTGGGGGCGGCGGTTGAATATCCCCAAACAAGAACTGCTGCACACCAGAACCGGGGAAATCCTGGACATGATTGCCTGTGACGCAATTGCCCATGGTGCAGCGCAAAAGCGGGAAAAGCGGGCATGGACATTTGATGAAGTGATGAAGCTGAGGTGATGGCATGGCATCCGGATACAACATCGGCCCAAGAATCGGCATCGACGGCGAAGCTGAATTCCGAAGGCAAATCGCACAAATCAATGCCGCATATAAAACGATGGTTGCGGAGGTCAAGGCTGTCACAGCAGCGTACGGCGACGAGGACGACGCACAAGCCAAGCTGGAAAAGACATCTGCCATCCTGGAGAAGCAGATTACCAGCCAGCGGGAAAAGATAACGCTGTTGGAAAATGCAATCCAAAAGGCATCGGCCAAGTACGGCGAAAACAGCACAGAGGCAACCCGGCTGCAAGGCGTACTGTATGACACTCAGGCAACGTTGTCTGGGCTAGAAAAAGAACTGGCGGATACGGAAGCCAAGCTTAACGGTGCCGCCGCAGGTATGGACGAATACGCGGACCAGACGGGCGCGGCCAGTGACGCCACCTTGTCCTTCGGCGATGTGCTGAAGGCAAATCTGCTATCCGATGCAATTATGGCGGGCATCCGAAAGCTGGGCGATGCGGCAAAGGACTTTGCCTCCGGGATGGTGGAATCGGCGGCGGAAGTGCAAGCCGAAAATGCCCAGTTTTCCCAAGCGTTTGGCGAAATGGAGGCGCAGGCCCGCAGCAGCCTGCAAGCGGTGGCATCGGAGGCCGGTATCACAGCCACCCGGATGCAGAGCAGCTATACCCAGGTCTACGCATTCGCGAAGACGTTGGGCGCCGATAGCGCCCAATCCCTAGACATCGCCAGTCGGGCCATGGCGGCGGCAGCAGATTCTGCCGCCTACTATGATAAGTCGATCGAGGAAGTAACGGAAAGCCTGCAAAGCTTCCTGAAAGGCAACTACGAAAACGACGCGGCACTTGGCATTGCGGCCACGGAAACCACCCGGAACACCGCTGCCAATGAAAAATACGCCAAGTCCTTCCAGGATTTATCGGAGGCCCAGAAAGTAGATGTGCTGCTGTCCATGGTGGAAGCCGGCAACAAGGCGTCCGGCGCACTCGGACAGGCAGCACGGGAGTCCGATTCCTGGGCAAACGTCACCGGAGAATTGGATGAGGCGCAGCGGCAGCTGCAAGCTACCCTGGGCAAGCCGGTGATGGATAAGCTAATTCCGGTAGTTCAGAAATTCACAGCCAAAATCAACGAGGCGGCGGAAAATGGAGATTTGGAACGCCTGGCGGAAGGCATTGCCGATGCGTTTGGCTGGCTTCTGGATAACGGCGATGACATCGTGCGGGTTGTTGGTTCGATCGGAACCGGTTTCGTTGCCTTCAAGGCGGCCCAGAAAGCCAGGGAAATTGCCAGCTTCGCCCAGCAGCTGATCGCCCTGGGCAAAGCATCTGGGTCCGCAGCATCGGCGGTAGCGGCATCCGGGGCGGTTGTTGGCGCAACCCCCTGGGGTGCAATTGCTACAGGCATTGGCCTGGCGGTCAGCGCCATTACCCTGGTGGTGTCATCTATCCAAGCCGCCCAGTCGGAATTGGATAAGGCAACCGCCCAGATGGCAGACGATATTGCCGCTGCAAACCAACAGTACCAGGAAACCAAAATCGAAGTGGAAAGCGCAGCGATTGCAGCCGGGGAATATGTTAACCGGCTGCGGGAGCTGGAGGAATCCGGGCTTAATTCTGCGGCCGCCCAGCGGGAATACGAGATGACCGTGGAGGCGCTAAATGAATTAATCCCAGAGCTTAACCTAACAATCGACGAACAAACTGGGCTGATCGAGCAGAACATCGACGCCTTGGAGCGGGAGATTGAGGCGTGGAAAGAAAACGCCACCGCCAAGGCGCTGCAAGATAAGTTTGCAGATGTCCTGGAGGCCCAGGCCAAGGCGGAAGCCGAGCTGTATGACGCGCAGGCCAGGTATAACCGGCTAGTGGACGAAGGAAACGGCCTGAATGAAGAATACAACAGAGCATTAACCAAACAGACCAGCACAAAAAACAAGCTAATCCGGGCCGAAAACCAGTTCAATTCTGCGCTTGATGCAGGCCAGGGCAATCTTGATGACCTGGCAGCTGAAGTCACCCGGCTGCAGGGCGAATACGATGCATGCACCCAGTCCGTGATTATTGCGGAGCGGGCCGTAGAAGAAAACGCCAAGGCGCAAAGTGACCTGGCCGGGGAAATTAGTGATGCGCAAGGCGTAATTGATTCTTATGCCGGGGATATCCAAGAAGCAGAGGACGCTATGCGCCTGTACACGGAAGGTACGGAAGCCGGGGCGGGCGGCACATCTGCCTTGGCCCGACAGGTGCAGGATCTGCAATCCCGGATGGCGGCGCTGACCGAAGAGTACGAAGCTGCAAAAGCTGAGGCGCAGGACAGCCTGCAAACCCAGATTGGTCTGTTTGACGAAGTTTCCACCGCCTGCGAAACATCCGTGGATGAAATGATTGCGGCACTGGAATCCCAGGCTGCGGCCATGCAGAACTATGGGGAAAACCTGGCGGCAGCGGCCAAAATGGGCATTGATGACGGGCTGCTGAAATCCCTGTCTGATGGGTCCGTGGAATCCATGCAGTATCTACAGGCCATTGTTAATGCCAACGATACCGCAGTCGCCCAGCTGAACGCGGCATGGGCGGACAAGTTTGCAGCCCAGGAATATGCCGCCGGGGAAATGGCGGCACTGGAAGTTGATTTGGAAGCAAGGTACGCAGAAATGACGCGGGATACCGCGCAATTTACGGCAGACCTGGCGGACAAGATTTCCGACGGCTTGGCATCCATGTCAGACCAAGTCCGGGCAACGATGAATGCATTCGGGGCAGACATTGTAGACGGCGTTGTTGCCGGCGTTAACAGCCGTTCCGGGCGATTCTACACAGCCATGGGAAATCTGGCCCGGACAGGTGCAAAGCAGTTCACCACCTATTTCGACATCAATTCCCCGTCCGGCTTGATGGAAGATTTTGGCCGGTATATTGACCTTGGCGCTGCCAAAGGTGTGGACAAGTACGCAGGCAAATTCACCCAGTCCATGGCCCGGCTGGCAGAGATGGGCGAACGCAACTATGATTTCTTGGCCCCTGGGGCCACCGGACTGTATCCCGGCCAGCATACCACCAAAAACTTAAGCCTTGGCGGGATTTCCGTTCAGGTCAATGCCGGCAACATCAGCGACCCGAGGCAGCTAGCGGATATGGTTGCAGACCGAATTCAAAGTGCAGTAACAAGTAGGATGGTGTTTTATGGCAAATAGTTATTTCGTCTTTGCTGGGCGGACCAGTCAGGAAATGGGGCTGGTCATTGAACGGTTCCCGCCCCAAAACAAACCGACCCGTAAAGTAACTACGCTGGAAGTCCCAGGCCGCAATGGCCTGCTGCGGATCGATCAAGGCGGTTACAACAATATCCCTGTATCCTACGATTGTTATTTCCGGGGTGGGCCAGACAAGGCGGCGGAAATTGCCAGCTGGCTGTACGGTAGCGGCGCCGGATACCTGGAACTGCGGGATACATACCACCCCGGCGGGTACCGGCTGGCCGCGTTTGACGGCCCATTGGATATTGACAATATCTGGAACCGGCATGGCAAGCTAACAGTGACGTTCGACTGCAAGCCGGAGTTTTTCCTGGATTGTGGACAAAATCCGATCACATATACCCCAGACCCGGAAGTGCGTACATTTACGGCGGTGCTGCGTAATCCCTACAATTTTACCGCTAAGCCGCTCCTCCAACTGACCGGCAATGGCGCGTGTTCGATTAACATGCGCCCCCTAGGTGGCACAAGCGTGGGGTCTTTCACCCTATCTGATTTGCCAGGCACATTGACTGTGGATTGCGATACACAGAATGTATATCAAGGGCTGATCAATTACAACAATCTGGTGTCCCACGCCACAGCATTTCCCGAATTGTTCCCAGGCGATAACGAAATTGTTATCGCTGGCCAAACCGTGCAGACCGTCAGCAAAATGGTCCTAACGCCAAGGTGGTGGTGCCTATGATCCCGTCTCTCCATCTATACCTGGATTCAGATTTCGATACCATGGGTATCGGGAGCCTGCCTGATGCTATTTCCTGCACAGTAACCGAAGAGCTAAATGGGATGTATGAGTTGGACATGGAATATCCAAACGATGGTATCCGGGCATACGACTTGTTGACCGACCGAATTATCTGCGCCCAGAACAACCCATGGGATCATCCGCAGCCGTTCAGGATCTATTCGGTTCAGCCTTCGCTGGCCGGAACTACCCTGGTCAAGGCGGGGCACATCAGTTACCAACTTAGCAGCGTCATGGTTGCTCCATTCATATCACATTCGGCAATCGGCGCAATGCGCGGCCTTGGGGATCATGCGGTTGGAGATAATCCGTTTACCTTCTCCACGGATATTGTTAAGGGTTCCCTGTATTCGCAAAAGGTACCAGCTTCCATTCGGGCGCGGCTAACGGAAGACAAGGATTGTATTTTGGCGACATATGGCGGCGAGCTGGAATATGACCGGTACAGTGTGGCGCTTAAGGCGTCTAGGGGAGCAAATAACGGCGTCGTTGTTGCCTACGGGAAAAATCTGATCGACTACAATCAGGAACTGAACAACCAAAAACTGCTTACAGCGATCTATCCGTACTACTACAAAGACAGCACGCTGGTACAGCTGCCTGAACGTCTGGTATCCGTATCTAATCCGTATAGTTACCCCCGCACCCAAGCGGTAGATTTAACCAGCCAGTTTGAATCGACACCAACGGAGAGCGAACTGCGAGCTGCGGCGCAAGCCTATATCGACACAAACCAGCTTACAACACCGGTTGTATCCATCAAGGCATCGTTTATTCCGCTCGAACAGACCGAAGAATACCGCGACATTGCCCCCCTGGAGAAAGTCAGACTTGGCGATACGGTCACTGTGCGGTATTTGGCGCTTGGCGTTGACGCCACCGCCAAGGTGGTCCGGGTGGTGTACGATGTATTGCAAGACAGATACACCAGCGTGGAACTTGGCAGTGTATGGCAGACCCTAGATATGACGATTGCAAATCTTGAGAAAGGGATGATGCAATGATAGTAACCAGCAATATTACACTTGATTTGCGCCGACCAGACAGCACCAGAAGCTGCGTATATGCCAAGACCGGTGACAGCCGGGCGGTGAAAGCGGCCCTGTACGACGGTGGAGAACCTTGGGCGGCCCCATCCGGGGCAACTGTGGTTATCCGATTCCGCAAGCCGGACAAGACCGGTGGCATATACGATAGGCTTCCCAGCGGAGCCACAGCCTACACGATTTCCACAGACCAGGATACAGGCGGCACAGTGGTAACGGCCACGCTGGCCCCGCAAATGCTGACCTGCCCCGGATTGGTGGTAGCGGATATGGTAATTGTCAGCGGATCGGACACAGTTGCTACATTCAACTGGCGCGTTGACGTGCAATGGTCCCCCATGGACGGGGTAGACACGACATCCCAGGATTATTACAACTACCAGACCTTGGCCCAGATCAACAGAGGCATCGCCGCCGCACAGGCCGCGGCGGATGCAGCGGTTAAAACCGTCAATGGGCGGCCCCCGGATAGCAACGGCAACGTCAATGTAACCCCGGGGTCATCTGGCGTGTCGTCCGTCAACGGCAAGATTGGCCCTGTAGTGATCCCCATTAACGGCACAGCGGTTTGCACCACCGCAGCGGCTACGCAGGTCAAGGTGGCGACGGAGACCAGCAGCGGATTTCGGGCCGTCTTGGGTGGTATTCTGTCAGTGGACTTCAGTGCCGCGAACACCGCCGACAATCCAGCGCTACAGTTTGGCGGCTATACAGCGCCAATTCTGGATAGGGCCGGGGATGCTGTTCCGGCATCCGCCATCGGAGCGGGGATACACCTGTTCCAGTGCGGACCGATTGAAGATGGCTATTGGACGCTGTTAGACCAACAGGCACCTTCATCTAGCGGTCTGCCAACTACCGGCGGCACAATGTCAGGTAACATCAACATGGGCGGCAACGACGTGACCGGCGCAGGTAAACTGTCCGCAAATGTTGTGGCTATCGGGGACACATCCGGCGACATTGGTGGGCACTTCGAGTCGGGGGCCGATGCAGCCGATGGCACTGCGATGATATGTCTATACAGCAATGCCGCTGATCAACCTGTAATCCTGCGCGGGATTGCGGCCCCGCAAGCGAACACTGACGCAGCGACCAAAGAGTACGTAGATGGCCATTCCGGTACCGATGGGGGGTACTATCAGCCATCTGTAGACGGCGCGGGGAACCTGACCTGGACAGCCAGCAAATCCGGCATGCCGGCGGTAGACAGCGCCAATATTAGGGGGCCGCAGGGACCTAAAGGCGATACTGGTGACACGGGTCCCCAGGGACCGCAAGGCCCAGCCGGTACAGGTCTACCCACGCCAACCACGCAGCAGACCGGACTGGTCCCGGCAGCTAGTGGCAGCAGCTACGCGCTGGCACCGATTACTCCGATGTTTACCTGCACCTCTGCCGCCAGCTCCACGACAAAGGTACTTAGTGGCGACTACGCGTTACCAGAAAATGGCCTGTTTGCGGTAATGTTCACGGCAAGCAACACCGCCAGCGCCCCAGTGCTTAGTTTTGGCGGGAAAACCTACACTATATCGCTACCACACATGGAACAAACCTTTTCCCCGCAGAACCTTGTGTCTGGCATTCACCTATTCATGGTATTTAACGGCAGTTATGCGGCGCTGATGAATCCAAACTGGATAAGTAACGGGCCGACGGCAGCGATTGCGGAGGGGTTGACAGAATGAACATTGCAATCGATGTAGCTGGACAAGTATTAACAGCGGCCCCGGCGGAAATTCTGGTTTCCCAGTCGGTTGGCGTGGTTACATTTTCCTGCACATTCGACGATTCTTGGGCCGGACTAACCAAAAAGGTTGTGTTCCGCAATGGGTGCACAAAAAAAGAATTGATCTACACCGACGGGCAAGCGCTGGTACCGTGGGAAGTCCTGCAATGCGACGGCTACCTGTGGATATCCGTTGTCGGATACGCAGACGGAAAGCAGCAGCCAACCGCAGAAATGGACATCCCGTTGCCAGTTGGGCGAAGCGGCCTAATCCAAGGCGGACCGCTGGCAGAGTATACCCCGGCGCTATGGGAACAGGCGGTATCACTGGCCGGGGCGGCTGCCGATGCAGCAAAGGCAGCGCAGGCAGCGGCGGAGGAAGTTGCATCCCGCCCCACCATCAAAGGCGACAAGGGCGACCCTGGGCCCCAGGGGCCACCCGGCCCCCAAGGCGACCCCGGGCCCGTCGGCCCCCAAGGCCCCCAAGGCGACCCCGGGCCGGAGGGCCCTGCGGGACCCAAAGGGGATACCGGCGATACCGGCCCCCAAGGAGAACCGGGTGAACAAGGGCCAAAAGGTGATACAGGCCCTCAGGGGGCGCAAGGCCCGGCAGGAGAAGACGGCCAAACGCCGAACGTCACGATTGGCACAGTGCAAACACTTCCGGCGGGGGCTAACGCAACTGCCGAGATAACCGGGACTACACCAAACCTTGCGCTGAATTTGGGAATCCCCAAGGGGGACCCAGGAGAACAAGGCCCGAAGGGCGATACTGGCGAAACAGGCCCCCAAGGCCCAGTCGGGAACCCTACGGCTGCACAAGTAAAAGCTGCAGTGGAAGAGATGGTGGACGCTGACCCAACTTTGCTATCTACTGTGCAGGATGGCAGCATATCCGAAGAGAAACTGTCCGCCAGTTTGCAAAAAACCATCGGGGTTGCGGATCTGGACGTGTATGGATTGGCAGAGACAGATTACACAGCCGTAGACATCACAAGCCAGTTCACCCCGGGAAATTTTTCGTCGTGGACAGTGACAACAAATACGGCCAGTGGAACTGTGCTCTCTCCAGTTTTTAAGACTCCGCAAAAGCTAGTTATCATCAACCAAAACACATCTACTATTTCCTCGCGCCTTACCAGATTCTTGGATGGCGATGACCCTGATGCAGCTACAGCGGCCAGTTACGACACAGAGAATTCGCTCAGCGACCGGCTCAAATGTGACGTTCCTGCGGAAGAAACTAAGGTTATCTACACCCACGAGTGGGGACGTGCTGGGCGGGAATACATGCAGATCAGATGGGCAAACGGCTCTTTTGCGAGCTGGACGGGCAAATTCCAGGTAATTGCATATTACACAGATAAGCGTCCTCAGTATACCGATGAATTAGCCAGTAACGATGGGTTTGAGCACGATGTCGAGATTAAGTGGAGAGCGGCAGTCTATGGCAATACAGCAGTTGCTGCCGTATCATTACTGGCTGTTGTGCCGTTTTATCCGGGCCGAAAATATACAATTAAGGGAGGATATTGGCCAACAGTGGCGTCGAAAAATACCAACTGTGCTCTTGCGCTGTATGATGATTCTGTGCTGAACGCCTATTATCCGGGGCTATGTGTCGAAAACAATGTTGGCCCGGTTCAGCCTCCGGTAAGGAAAATATTAAGCGAAGTTAACGTTATCCAAAGCGGAGCGACTAACGGATCAAAAGGCATTTTATCTTATACATGCCCTGACCCAGCAGTAACCAACGACTACCCCAAATGGGTGGCATTTAGTATTTCAGCTACTACAGAAAAACCCGCTATAGAAGATAGTAACATCACCCATGATTACTCGGAAGCCGCAATTGCGGAGTGGATGCAAGCCAGAATGGAAGCAATGGCTACAGGAAGCATGGCTGCGTGGAGATATGTTACAGTGTTCGACGAATTGATTGATCGGCCTGGAACTGCCACACACTTCGTCAAACCGTATGTGTACTGCAACGATGCCGGCAGCCGCCACGCTGCTATGCTGTCTCCCGCGTGCCCCTTGACTGGCGCAACCCTGACCGTTTTTGGCGACTCCATCTCCGACAACTATGGCGGCCATGACTTGGTCAGCAATTATTTTCTGGCTCGAATTTGCCGGGAGTTTGGAATGCGACTGGATAACCGGGCGAAAAGCGGAAGCAATATGTGCATCAGCACGGACGCTTTTGCATCTGTCAGCGGTGTGTATATGCTGGACGAGATGCTGGCGGAGATTGAGGCAGGGACGATTCTGGCTCCAGGGTATGTGCTGATTGAGTTCGGGGCCAATTGCTATAATACCTATGTTGGCAGCGAGAATGACACCTCTGAAACGCTCACGAAATCCTACTATGGCGCGTTCAAGTATTTTGTGGAGAAGCTGCGCAGCAAATGCCCTGAAACCGTGTTTGGCTTCGTCTTGCCACACGATGTCGACTGGGGCACAAACTCTACGAGCAAAGCGGCTGGCGTCCCGTTGTGCCGGGAGGCACTTAGGACGCTGTGCGCAGAGTACCGGGTGCCGTATATCGATATGTATACGGATTCCGGTATTACCGCCGACATGCTACCAGATGGGGTGCATATCAGCTCCGCGCAGGCGCAAAACCTGTATTACCATGCAATCAGACGTTTTGTAATGGGACTGTAAGAGGAGGCATATCCAAATGAATAATCAAATCTACGCTGCTCTGCTGCCGGCCTGGGCCCAAGGCCCCTACACCGCCGGACAAGTGGTCAACCACAACGGACAACCCTGGCGGTGCCTGCAAGATCACGACAGCACCGGCAACGATACCTGGTCCCCCGGTGCCGCCCCCAGTTTGTGGGGCGCGTATCACAGCACCACAGCCAAATGGGCGTTGCCATGGGTTGCCCCCACCGGAGCCCACGATGCCTATCAAACCGGAGAATACATGATCTGGACCGATGGACAGACCTACCGGTGCACCACGGATAACACCGTCTGGGGGCCGGATACGCTGCCCCAGGCTTGGGAAGTGCAGTCTGAGTAAGGAGGTAAGCACCATGGAAGATCGCTGTGTATGCTGCGGTGCCATTGTGCCAGAGGGGCGCATGGTATGCCCCCAGTGCGAGACAGCCGCCGAGGGGCAACACATCTAGGAGGACAGTACAATGAGACAGTTACAATGTTTACTCTATAAAAATCCATGTTATCAGTCCGGGAAAACCATTACGCCTACCAAAATTGTGGTGCACTCCACCGGGGCCAACAATCCGTGGCTGCTGCGCTATGTGCAGCCCCACAGCGAGCAAACCACAGGCATGGAGGAATACCAGCCGGTACGTAAGACCTACACCCGAGCGGAAATGCTGGCGGTCCTGGGACAGAACCGGTATGGAAACAGCTGGAACCGGGAGAACATGTCTGCCTGTGTCAACGCTTTTGTGGGGAAATTGGATGACGGCAGCATTGCTGTGGTGCAGACGCTGCCCTGGACAATGCGCCCCTGGGGCGTTGGATCTGGGAAAAATGGCAGCTATAACGACTGCGCCATCCAGTTTGAAATCTGCGAAGATGATCATTCCAGCGCAGCATACTGCCAGGAGACCTTTGACGTTGCGGCGGAGCTATGCGCCCACTTGATGCGTACATATCCCACCATCACGGAGATTGTCAGCCACCACGAAGCTTACCAGCGGGGCTATGGCAGCGGCCATAACGATCCGGACAACTGGTGGCCAATGCATGGCCTGGACATGGACCTGTTCCGGGCAAAGGTGCAGGCATTGCTGGCGGCCGGGACCCTGCCGCCTGAGCAGCCCCAGCCGCCGGAGGACGACGCCGGGCAGATGTACCGGGTGCGGAAGTCTTGGGCGGACAAGGCCAGCCAGACTGGGGCCTACAAGTCCTTGGACAATGCAAAAAACGCCTGCGGCGCAGGCTACACCGTCTATGACCAGGACGGCAACGCGGTCTACAGCCGGCCGGAAATCCAGGTTGACCCAGCCATGAGCCTGGATGACCGTTTGGCCGGCAGCTATACGGTCAAGGCCAATGGCGGCCTCCATCTTCGGGCCGGTGCCGGCACGGATAAGGCAAGCCTGGAGGTTATGCCAGACGGGTCCAGTGTGCGGTGCTACGGCTTCTACACCGGTGATTGGCTGCTTGTGGTTGCGGACTCCGGCAAAACCGGATTTGCCCACCGGGGCTACCTAGTGCGATAGGGAGGCGTGCCGGTGACAATGGATACAATCATCGCTGTTTGCGTCGCCATGGGCATCCCAACCGCTATCACTGCCATTTGTTCCTGGGTTCTTCAGCGGCGTATTGCCGCCAGAGAAAGCCGGGCAGAGGAACTAGAACGGAACCGGGAAAAGCTGGAGGTGATGTTGCTACAGTCTACCACTGCTGCCATCGCGCTGGGGGAGGCTACGGCCAGGGCGGTGCAGCGCATCCCGGATGCACACTGCAACGGGGATATGCACAAAGCCCTGGACTATGCGGCCCAAGTCAAGCATCAGCAGAAGGACTTTTTAACTTCGCTTGGCGTCCACGCCTTGCACGACGAATAAAGGAGGTAACCAATATGGAAATGTTGCAAATCATCATCGTGGTGTCCATTATCATGTGGTACATCATCGACCGGTTCAAGCCCCTGTGGGAAGGCTGGAAGTATGGCAAGTATCTGACCATCGCCCTGTCGGCGGTGTTCGCCTTTGCTCTGGCTTTCGGTTATAGCTTGGATATTATGGCGGCGCTGGGTGTAGTTGCAGATGCCAGCGTCCTGGGCACCGTGCTCACCGGCCTCACCTTGATGGGCGGCAGTTCGGCTACGGCGGAGCTGATTGAACGCGTTAAAGGTACCTGATATGATTTTCCCCTCCTCCGGCGTGTTTCCCGGGGGAGGGGGATTTTTGTTTTTCGCCCGTAACCTTTAGACGAAATTCCGGATGTCTGGCCATGCCTTGCAAAGCTTTGCGTACTCGGCCGGGTAGTTTAGCTTAATAAATTGTGCAGTCCCCTTGTTGAGCAAGTCCTTTGATGTCAAATAGGATAGCCGGATGAACATCTCCTCGCCCTGGCTATTTACCCCGCAGTCAAGGGACGCTTTGGCATATATGGGGTGTATCGGCGCGTCGTACTCATACAGGGCCGCCGCAACGTCCTCAAGGCTGAAATACAGCAGGGGGTGGCAAACGGTAACGTCCCCCATTGATTTGCTGTAAAACAACGGCCCGTGTATGCTGGCGGATCTCCTCCGCCGCTTGCTCTCCTTCGCACGGACTCCGACAAAGGACAGATCCTTGTCCGCCGCATACTTCCGCACGGCATCGAAAAATACGCCGGTCTTCCCAAACGCCTGTTTCTGCTGATTTTGGAGGGCGTCAAAGGCAGAGGTTGGGCTGATATCCAGGTCAATTGGCCGGAAAAGCCTCTCTGCCACTTCCCTGCACACTTCCTCCGTGCCGGGGAAAGAGGCGTCCGAAAGGTGCGACCATATGCGGTAATCCCTGCCGCACATCCTCGCCGCCTCATCCACGATAAAGCACATGGCGACGCTGTCCTTTCCACCGCTCAGGGAGATATATGGGCGCTTGCTTTTATCAAATGCTTCCACGCAGATATCAATGGCAGCTTGCTTTCTCCTACGGTACACATCCATTTTTGCCCTAACGCGTCCGATACCCAGAAATTCCTCCAGCGTCATCTTTTTTGCTCCTGTATCGGCACATAGCACAGCCGGAGGTTTGTTTCTTTCCAGTATGGCGGTTTTACGCCGTAGTCCATGACGGGATAGCTGGACAGGTCAAGCGCCCTTTCTTCCTCGCTTCCGACTTCCACGGGCCGCATTAGGCCGTGTTCCGGGTGCCAGAGGCTATAGTCTTCCTCGCACTCCTCCACAACCCATTTGTTGACCGTCCCGTAGCCCATCGCGTACTTTTTCCCGACTGCCGGGATCATATCCAGCAGCGCCTGGACTTCATCCGCATGGCCACGCGCCCAGAACTCCACCTTGCCGCCCTTTACCGTTCGGATCACCTGGGGCATACGGTATGCACGATACAGGCCGATGCTCTCACTGATCAGCCCTTTGCGCATGTCCAGGTAGTCCACCTTGTCAGCGTTAAAAAAGTTTGGCCTCTTGTTGTAGTGCTCGACGGCATGGCCGATTTCGGTATATACGCCCCGGCTTGCCGCCCACCGGTTCCCAGGAAGCTGCATAAGTGGTAGGCCGATGTATCCGTTAAAATCAGCGTTCCCACCGCCCTCCAGGACATGAGGGGCGTGTTTGATGTACCAGGCATGGTACAGGATGCTGTCGAGCATAACAACGCCGTCGGTGCTGTTCAGGCGACCGTCTGATAGGGTTGCGGTAACCTTAATCGGCCTTGTCGGTTTTTTTGCCACCCTTTTTCCCTCCCTTCGACTGGAGCAAGTGGAACCACTGCGATCCCTCCGCCTCGATGAACGCATGATAATTGCGCACGAGGTCACCAACCCGCTCAGAAGTCTCAACCTCCCCACGGGAAAGCGTAATGTCTCCATCACCGACAACGGCGTTGAACAGGCCAAAACCCTTCGCGGACATGCCGCCAATCCTCGGGTAGTCGAACCACTTTAGCAGCCCGGCATAAAATGCCCCAAGCTCAAGGTCGTTCACGCCGTCCAGGAAAATGACGTCCTGCACGAACTCAGCCCCGGCGGCGATATACTGGACGCTGAACCGCATCTGGGTTGACGCCTTGGCGGCAAGCTCCGCGCCGGCGTCCTCGATAAATGCGCCGAGCTTGTCATTTTTGGAGTCGTCAGTGCGGGTAAACTCGATTTCCCCCACCAGGTTTCGCCATGAAATGGGGCTGGCCTCCCCAGTGATCTCCTCGGTCTCCTGGCAAACCGGGTACGCAAACCCGGAGATCAGCTTGCCGGACATAATCATGTCCCCCAGGCCGCCGCCCAGGAGGGAAATGCCGGGGAAATGCTCTCGGACGCTCTTTGCCTTCTCGACGTCCTCTTTCATCGAGCCGTTGATGTTGCCACCGGAAAACAGGACGTGGAAGGTCTCCTTGTCTACCTTGCATCCGACATGCTGGAGCAAGTCCAGGGCGATAGAATCCCGCAGCTGCCCCCGGATGCTGTTGCCGGTTATAACGGGAACCTTTCCCGCAAATGTGAGAATGGTCTGGAAGTAGCTCCCCGTGCTGGCCGTCTCCCCGATATGGGATACTGGGGAAAGCAGTTTGTACTTAATCCTCGTTTTCATTTTCAGTCGCCTCCGTCAGTTGCATTTTGTCACGCTGGATACGCTCCCGCACCAGCATGATCAGGTACAATGATTCCCGCTCGATGAGCGGCAGAAGGGAGTTGTCCTCGAACAGCCGAACCTGGTAGTCCTTGACGCTGTCGGAGGATATCAGCTCCCCGGTCTCCGGCATAACCACAGGGCCGCCGGTGTACAGGTATCTTGGTTTCACACTTTCGATTTTTGCTTTCGCGCAGAAGTTCTGCACGAACTCAGCAGTGCTCACGCTCTTCAGACAGGCCCCCTTGATGTAGGAGCCGAACCGATCCCAGGTCTCCAGCCCGTTCAGGGAGCTTTTTTCGTCTCGGCTCCTGTATAGGGCATAGAGCAGGAGCGCTGCCTTTGCGTGTTTCAGGCTTTCAGTGTCGAATTGATACAACATATAGCTTCTTCCTCCGTCATTTCGTTTTTTTGCCCACAATATAGTGGGATTTGGATTTCTCGGGACGCCTCCATCTCTCGTCTCAGCTTAATCAACGCCCCCCAGCCGGTTTTCCGCAGCACCTCGAATGGTATTTCCCCCTTCTTTAGCTTCTCTTTTCCACAGCCCAGCGTTTGCAGGGCCTCAACGAAACTAAAAAGGTGCCACATCCGCTCTTTCGTCGTGTAAATTGTCTCAGTTTCGAGATTCACAGCGAATTTTTCTCCGCCGTAGTTCCACTTCGCCCTGTAAAACAGGTGTTTTTTCTGCGAAGTGGTAATCACGAACAGGAACGGCGGATTTTGATCAGTAGTCAACTGATCCCTCAGCTCCCGGACGTTATAAAGACGTACGCCGGAACCATCTGCTATGTAGCTATAGAAGTATAGGCTGAATAGGCCTGCGCACCTCTCGCAGACCCATTCCCCTAGCAACGCCCAGTCGGTAAAGTTCGCCGACACAATGTCCTTAACCTTAACCCCTTGGCGTTGCTCTCTGTGGCAGCACGGGCACACAAAACTGGCATCGCGCACGGGGTATTTCTTAATTATCACCTCCTTCACAATGTCATTTCCGCCTGCATCCCGCGTTCTGTACGGGATTACTTCTTGATACATTCGGGTACCCCCTAACTTGAAACCGTTATATAACGGTTTCGTCAAATACAAATTCTGCCCGCCAGCATCCGCCTAAGGCCTTGGCAATTTGCTCCATTTCTTCCTTGGTCAATGTGTTTCTCTTGACCTTCCTGTTTAGGTTCGACGGGGTTGTGCCGATCTTTCGGGCCAACTCCGCCTGACTGATGCCCTTATATGCCAGGGCCATGTTGATTTTCTGTGCTGTCGTCATTTCATCACCTCCTGTGCCTATAACGTAACACGTTCGGTTGGCAATGTCAAGTGTCTTGAAAAATTTTTTTGAAAATTTCCAAAAAAAACACTTGACATTATAGCCGCTTCGGGGTATAATGTAGTCACAAACAAGGACAAACCGGAACAAAACAACAGGAGGAAAACATCATGGCGAAAGCGATAGCAACTTGTAAGTGTAAAATTTGCGGAACCACCTTTGAGAAGGTGGCCGTCAAGCGGAACACTCGAGAGGCTGATTCTTGGAAGGCCTGGGCCGCCCAGACGTTTGACATCTGCCCTGCGTGCGAGGATAAGCAGCAGGAAGAAAAAGTGGCCCGGCTGGCAGAGGAGGCGAAAGCCTCCGGTATGCCGGAGCTGACCGGCTCACCCAAGCAGATTGCTTGGGCCGAGCAGATCCGGGCCGACAAGACGAAGCAGATCGATGCTTATCTGGAGCAGGCCAAAGTGGCCTGCGATGCGGAAACGCTGAAGCGAATCGATCATGTGCTAAGCTATATCCGCCAGAACATGGCCAAGGCCAGCTGGTGGATTGACAACAGGAACAATAGCCCGGCAATCCTTATCCGGAATAACTTCCGGGAAGCCGAGGAAGCCGGCAACTGATAAAAATGACAACCCGCCCCGGAGGTTACGAGGGCAGAAGGAGTTCATGATGAGAATGCGAGAAGAGTTCAAAGGGATTGCCCAGTCTCCGGCCTGGAAGGTTAAGGCTTATTGGGTAAACGCCCGCCACCACAATGTTACCCTGTGGTGGAATGGGGAGTTTGCCTGCGGCCAGTCCGCCATCGCAGTTTCCCGGCGAATTCGCCGGGAGGCCCGCAAGCTGAGGCTGCGGGTTGACCGTTGGGGCGGCCCCAACGTGACTGTGACCAACCACCGGGACTTGACCCGGCTGGCAGAACTGCTAAAGTTCTGCAATGGCCGTTCGTTAGCTGCCACTGCGGCTAACAACCGGGGCCGGTGGTAGAGCAACTTGCATAATGGTCTGGCCCAGCGGACTGATACGGGGAGAAAGGACGAATCATGGAAACTATCCGGAAACAATTGAATTACACACAATGCACGGCCACTGGTCGTGACCAATCGGAGGCTACCACCGTGTATGCCTACAGGTTGCCTGGCGACAACCTGTGGGTTACCACAGACCGTGAGGATTTCCCCGGATGGGAAATCCAGGCGGAGTACGCCATCTCCCACCCCTGGCTAATGGCCGGGACGTGGGAAGAGCTCCGGGCCACGTTCTGCCGGATGGTAGAGCGAGACCTGTGGGAAGGTGGGTTCCTGGTCGAAAATGACTGGGGTACCAGGTTTTGGAAATAATGGGACAACCTGCGAGCATCACGTCGCAGGACTGTCCCCCCCATTGTCCGGCCGGTATGCCCGGCCGGTGGAGAAAGCATTGATTTTGAGTATAGGCTGTCCTATCGGCCTGACGGGGAGAAAGGAAAGGATTATGGAAAACAAACTGTACATGGCCCTTTGCGAAGGGCGGCATGATATCCCCGACGCCGTGGACGGGGCAATCTTCCCGGCGGTCATCCCGGATGTGACCGACGTCCGGGGCCTGGAAGTGGCTGCCGAAGCGGCCATTGCCCGGGCAGCCCTTGCCCATTACCGGGCTGGGGAATCCCAGTGCCTGCCCACCGCCAAGTATGCCCAGGCGGTGGAGGATATGGGCAGGTTTCCCCGGGTGGATGTGGCCCCCACCTTGGGCTTGGTGTTGTACATCACCGGCCTGACCGTCGCAACGGTGGCGGTGATCAACGTGTGCCTGCACGTTGGCATCAGTCTTACGTTGATGCACTTTAACCAGGAAACTGGGGATTATTATCCTCAGGGTGTCCTGGTTCCGGGCTAGGGGGTGATCGAATCGCGACAAAGCGCTTCAAAAGTGTCATAAAACACCGGAATACCCCATTGATATTTGTGCAATAATCCGAAATTAACGCTAGATGGGACAAACCTGTTGACTTTTGTCCCGCCCGGTAGTAAGATGCTACTAGATGGAGCAAAGGGCCACAAAAAGGCCATAGGAGCTTGTCTAATCCGAGCGGCCCTGCGTTGTGCTATTGAGTTTGCTAGCAGCAACATAATAGCACAAGATGGGGCAAAAAGCAACAAAAGGTAACGGAAGGAGGGAAATTTGTGCGAGTTAAATATCTGACCTGTAAGCAGGTCGCAAACATTACTGGAAAATCGCTAAGGACCGTTTGGGGCTGGTGCAATTCCGGTAAGCTGCCGGCCAGTCGCCCCGGGGGCCGTGACTACGTCATCAAGGAGGCCGATTTCTGGGACTTCATGGGCGCAGACAATGCCCCGCGGAGATTGAAAGGAGAGCAACAAAATGAAGATGAGTGATAAGCAATGGGAGGCATACGTCATGGGCCTAGTAGATGCCAACCACCACCGGGCAGTAGCTGCGGCGCAGCCGGTGCCGGTACAGATTTCCTCGGATTCTGACCGGCCTCGGCTCAGCAAGCGCGTCCTTGACGTCCTTGGCGCAGTGCTGTGGACGGCAGTCCTGGCGCTGGCCTTTGTGGCTTGCCTGATTTATGCAGCGAGCTAGGGGTCTGGGAAATGGATAACAGATAGAATCATGAAATACGAAGATCAATGGCGGAATTTGATGCCACAGTTGCATGGTTCCGCCGGATCCTTGAAAAGGCCAGCCCGACGGCAATCAACCGGGTTGCAGGAAACTTCTCGGGCGAAATCCGAAAAAGAGCCGCCAGCGATGTTACAGCATCGGAGGCGGCAGAGGAAAAAGAAGCACCGTGATTATACGGCCAGAAAGGGGGCGCGTCAATGGCCGAAATCAAAACCCATGATGCATGGCTTAGGGCCAGGCAGAAGGGCATAGGGGCCAGCGAGGCCGCCGCCGTCATTGGCCGCAGTCCATGGCTGGACAATGTGGAGCTGTGGCGGCGGAAGACCGGACGGACGCAGGCCCCGGACATATCCAACAACGAGGCCGTGGCATACGGCCACGCGGCTGAGGCCCCCATCCGGGAGCTGTTTGCCCTGGACTACCCTGAGTACGAGGTTACATATGGTGGGGCCTTTGACCTGGTGAGAAATTCAGGCCATCCGTGGCTGTTTGCCACATTAGATGGCCGCCTGAAACACCGGGAGACTGGGGAAAACGGGATCCTTGAAATCAAAACCACGTCAATCCTGCGCAGTATATCTCGTGAAAAGTGGTGGGGGCCAGACGGGCCGAGAATTCCCGACCAGTATTACATCCAATGCCTGCATCAAATGCTTGCAACTGGCTTTTCCTACGTAATTTTACACGCCCAGCTTAAGTACCACTACGGCGACGACATCCGCAGCGAGCGCCGTACATATTGCATCGAGCGCAGCGAGGTGCAGGAGGATCTTGCCTACCTGCTGGAGGCCGAGATGGATTTTTGGAACAACTATGTGCTGGCGGACAGAGAGCCGCCGCTGATACTCCCGGACGTATTCTGATCTAGAGCCAAAAAGGAGGATTTATCATGATCAAGAAAGCAACCGATCGGGCCGAAATTATCATCCCGGCCATCAACATCCAGTATGCGGACATCACCGTCGCTGGTGATTCCCCATTGATCGTCCATAAATGGAGCGAGAAGGCCAAAAAGGAAATCCTGGACAAGCAAATGAAGAAAGCCAAGACCAGAGGGCACGATGCCAAAGACCCTGTGCGGGACTTTATTGAAAGCCTGTATTGGCTGGATGGTGAGCCGGAAGAAAAGACCGAGGAAGGTTTTGCCTCGGCCATCCAGAACGGGGCGCGGTTCGGATTCCCGTCCGTGGCGTTCAAGGCTTCCGCTGTTGCCGCTGGGTATCGTTCCGGAGTCACGAAGGACAAGGTATCCATGAACGCAGCGTTTCATATCGACGTGGAGATGGTGGAGATCAATGGCATCCCGGAAATGCGGGAGGACATGGTGCGCGTCGGCATGGGCACCGCTGACATCCGGTATCGCGGGATGTTCAGCGAGTGGAGCGCCACCTTCCGGGTGAAGTATAATGCCTCCGCCATCAGCCTGGAGCAGCTGGTCAACCTGTTCAACCTGGGCGGCTTTGCCTGCGGCATCGGTGAGTGGAGAGCCGAAAAAGGCGGCGCGTTTGGCTCCTACCATGTCGTGTGATCCTGGCAGGTGAGGCAAGCCGGGGCGAGGTTAATCTTGGAGAGGCCCGGTTAGGCAGGCATGGAATGTTCCGGCAAGGTTTCCGAGGAACGGCAAGGCACGGTGTGGCAGGCAAGGCACAGTGTGGAAAGGTAAGGCGTGTTGCTACGCGGTATGGATTGGCAGGCAAGGCAGGCGTGGAGCCGAAAGGATGGAAAGACAATGATTTATCAGTGGAAAATCCCAGTTTACAGTGTATCTGCCCAGGTTGCCGGTGAGGAACTGGAGCGCATCAAGACTGAGCGCGGCAGTTTGACCCCGGAGGCTGTGGTGGACGAGAGCCGGAGCGAATCGGCGCCCCTGCATGGCTGCTTTGAATGGGATGACAGAACGGCGGCGGAGAACTACCGCTGCCAGCAGGCGGCCAAGATCATCCGTTCTATCGTGGTGACGATGGAGCCAGAAGGGAACGCCGCCCCTGTTAAGGTACGGGCCTTTGTGTCCGTGGCCGGAGAGTATCGGGACATCAAGACTGTGGTGGAAACCCCGGACTACTATGCCGAGCTGCTGAAATCCGCGATTGCGGAGCTAACAGCATTCCGGCAGAAATACCACGACTTGACCGAGCTGTTTGGCGTGTTTGAGGCAATCGAGGATTTGAGCGAATAACCGAGCAGCAAGCGCAAAAAGGAGGAAAAACGTGGAACTTGTGATTTATAAACCGACTGAGGGCAATCCGTTGCCCCCGGTTGAATGGAACTTCCCCGAGCTGAAGAAATGGCTGGAGGACGGGCTGATGTCCTACCGGGGCCGCGTATATGATGAGACGCAGATCAAAGAGGCCAAGAAGGATGCCGCGAACCTGCGGAAGCTGGCCGCAGCCATAGACAGCAAGCGGAAGGATATGAAGGCCAGATACCTGGAGCCATATGCCGCTTTTGAGGCCCAGGCCAAGGAGCTGACCGGCATGATCGACACCCAAGTGGCCGAGATTGCGGCCCAGATCACGGCGTTTGACGAGGCTCGGAAGGCTGAAAAGTTGGAGCACATCAATCTGCTGTACAAGGAGATCATGGGCGACCTGTCCGAGCTGGTGCCCTATGAGAATATCCACAACAAGAGATGGCTGAACGCCACCGCCACCATGAGCGCCATCGAGGGCGACATCATCGAAAAGGCCGAGAGCATCCGGGCGGCGCTGGCCTCCATCGACGCCCTGGGCCTGCCTGATGATATGGCTGGCCAAGTAAAAGCCGTGTATCTGGACAAGCTCGACCTGGCGGCGGCCCTGGCCGAGAAGGAGCGCATCGAGCGCAGGCAGAAAGCCCTTGCCGATTACGAGGCCAGAATGCAGCAGGAGGCCCAATGCAAGGCCGATGAGAGGCCCGCACCGCAGGAAGTGCCCCGGGAGGCCCTGGGCTATGCGGAGGACGAGGCACCGGATCTGATCACCGTGGACTTCCGCATCCGCGCCACCCGGGAGCAGCTGGCCGACCTGAAAGCGTTCCTGGTGGGGCGCGGGATCAAATATAGCCCAGTGCCAATTAAACGATAAGGAGGAAAAACATCATGGCAGTATCCAACAGCTTGACCAAGCGCGGCGGAGGGAAGCCGCAGACCTTCAGCGCGTACCTGACCCAGGACGCCATCAAAAAGCGCATCAGCGACATGGTTGGCGGTAAGGATGGGCAGCGATTTGTGACGTCGATTATCTCCGCCGTCAGCGTCAACCCCGCCCTGGCGGAGTGTGACCACAGCACAATCCTGTCCGCCGCCATGCTGGGCGAGAGCCTGAAGCTGTCCCCGTCCCCGCAGCTGGGCCAGTATTACCTGGTTCCCTTCAACGACAAAAAGCGGGGCTGCAAGGTGGCCCAGTTCCAGCTGGGCTATAAGGGCTATATCCAGCTGGCCGTGCGATCCGGCTATTACAAAAAGCTGAACGTCCTGGCCATCAAGGAGGGCGAGCTTGTCCACTACGACCCCCTGAACGAGGAAATCGAGGTAAACCTGATCGAGGACGACACCAAGCGCGAGGCCACCCCCACCGCTGGCTATTATGCCATGTTTGAGTATACCAACGGATTCCGCAAAACACTGTACTGGAGCAAGGCGAAAATGATTGCCCATGCCGACAAGTACAGCCAGGCATTCAGCAAGGACGCTGTAAAGGCCAAAGACCCCAAGTACAACAAGGTTTCCTTCGCCGATTTCGAGGCCGGGAAAGTTGCGGAGAAGGACATGTGGCTGTATTCGTCCTTTTGGTACAAGGACTTCGACGGCATGGCGTACAAAACCATGCTCCGGCAGCTGATCAGCAAGTGGGGCATTATGTCCATCGACTTGCAGACGGCCCTGGATAAGGACATGGCGGCCATCAACGACGACGGCACCGTGGAATATGTGGATAACACTGGGGACACCTCGGACAGTGACGGCCCAGGCCCTGTGATTGACGTGAACCCCGAGACCGGCGAGGTCAAGGAACCCACGTCGCCGGCTGAAGGTGACCCCGTGAGCAGCTTTTTTGACAACCAGTAAGGAGGATGGGCCATGGAGAAGACACGAGAATTCCAGGAGCTGATGACCATCGAGGGCAAGCTTGCAGAGCTGCTGGCAGCCCATAACCTGGTATACACGTTCAGCAGCGACGACTACCCCATTTCGCTCACCGTCGAGGCTAACCTTTACCCGTCGGCGCAGATGGAGATGTTCGCTAACGACGATGCCGGGGTGTTGTCCCGATATGCAAAGCTGTGTTTTATCTTCCAGGACGGCGAGATCGTCGTCCGGACGTACAGCCGCCTGATCATCTCCGACGCGCTGCTGTCGAAGATCAAAGGAATGGCCAAGAAGATGCACTACCTGTACTTACAGGCATACCACCGCTACCTGAACGAGACCAAGGAATACAACCAGACATAACACGACATCACGATAGGGGCTGGGCGACCGGCCCCACACATAAAAGGGGATTAAACCATGGCAGAACGCCGGATGTTCGCAAAAACGATAATTGACAGCGACGCTTTTCTTGATATGCCGCTGACCACACAGGCATTATATTTTCACCTATCGATGAGGGCTGATGATGATGGTTTCATCAACAACCCAAAGAAGATCATGCGAATGATCGGAGCGTCCGATGACGAGCTGCGCCTGCTTGTCGCAAAGAGCTTTATCATCCCCTTCGAGAGCGGCGTATGCGTAATAAAGCATTGGAAAATACACAATTACCTGCGTAGCGACAGATACAAACCAACGGTTTACGTAGAAGAAAAGTCCATGCTGAACACAAAGGAAAACAAGGCATACAGCATGAAACCGCTGGAGGAAACCACTGGTATACCGCTTGGTATACAAGATGGTATACCAGATGGTATACCATCTGACAACCAATGGGATACCCAGGTAAGGTTAGGTAAGGATAGGTTAGGTAAGGTTAGGATAGGTCAGGAGAGAATAGGGGAGTTCGAGGGGGCAACAGTCCAAGACAAAGAACCCCCGGACGACGAGCGTCCGGCCCCTCCCCCCCATCATGTGCCCTATGAACAGGTAAAAAACCTGTATAACGAGATATGTACATCATTGCCAAGATGCACGGCCATGTCAGATGCGAGACGAAAAGCCATTAAGGCCCGTTTTGCCAGTGGATACACCCTGGAGGACTTCCGGCAGCTATTTACGAAGGCAGAGGCCAGCAGTTTTATGCGGGGGGCCAACGGCCGGAACTGGCGAGCCACCTTTGACTGGCTGTTGAAGGATGCAAACATGGCAAAGGTGCTGGACGGCAACTATGACGACCACCAGGCGGCAGTGCAGGAACAGGCGAAGCCGCAGAGGAGCAGCAACCCATTTTTGGAGATGCTGCGGAAAGAGGAGGCAGAAAAAAATGGACAGAACGGAAACTATTAAGATCATGGCAGTGCTCCGGGCGGCGTACCCGCAGTATTACGCCAAGCAGAGCGCGGAGGACTTGGAGGGCATTGTAAACCTGTGGGCGGAGATGTTTGCGGACGAGCCATATTCCGTGGTGGGCATGGCCGTGAAGGCCCTGATCAAGACCAGGGAGAGCACATTCCCCCCGGGAATCGGGGAAATCAACGCCAAGATCATGCAAATCATGCAACCGGAGGAAATGACCGAGCTGGAGGCATGGGCAATGGTTGCCAAGGCCATCCGCAATTCCGCCTATTCCAGTCTGAAGGAGTTTGAGAAGCTTCCGCCGGCGGTGCAGAAGATCGTAGGATCCCCGGCGCAGTTGCAGGAGTGGTCAAAGATGGACAGCGATACGGTAAACAGCGTGATTGCATCTAACTTCCAGCGGTCATTTAAGGCCCGGGCGAAGAACGACCGGGAATACAATGCGCTGCCGTCCACGGTCAAGGCGTTTATGGCGCAGCTGGCCAGCGGAATGGATATGAAGCAGATCGAAGGGAAACAGGCTGAAAAAGGGTGAAATCAACATGACATACAAAATCGGGAGTTTATTCGACGGTTCGGGCGGTTTCCCATTGTCGGCGAGTATGTGCGGCATTGTGCCGACATGGGCAAGCGAAGTGGAGCCGTACCCAATCGCCGTTACCAGGAGCCGATTCCCAAAAATGAGGCACCTGGGCGATGTGAGTAAGGTGAACGGAGCGGAGATTGAACCAGTGGATATTATCACGTTTGGTTCACCGTGCCAGGATCTATCAGTAGCCGGGAAGCGGGCCGGTATAAAGGATGGAACAAGAAGCGGTCTGTTTCTGGAGGCCATCAGAATCACAAAAGAAATGAGGGTGTCAACAGGTGGAATGTATCCAACTTTCGCTCTTTGGGAAAACGTGCCCGGAGCGTTTAGTTCAAACGGCGGAGAGGATTTCCGAACCGTCCTGCAAGAGCTCGTCAAAATCAAAGAGCCGTCAGCCGTTATGCCTCCGGTTCCGGTGGGAGGATGGCCCTATGCAGACAGTTACATGGGAGACGGATGGAGCCTTGCGTACAGAACTCTTGACGCTCAATACTGGGGAGTGCCCCAACGCCGCCGCAGAATCTACCTTGTCGCGGATTTTGGAGGACAACGTGCCGGAGAAATATTATTTAAGCGCCAGGGCCTGCGAGGGTATTTTGCGGAGAGCGGAACGCCGTGGAAAGGAATTGCCGCCGATACTGAAAGAGGCACTGAAGCAGATGATCGAAATGCAGGGTGTCTGAACCCGTGGGACAACCAGAGCAAGCGCATTTTTCCGCCGGACGCGCAGTATCAGACGCTGTATGCCGCCGGATTCAAGGCGGGTCAGGGCGCACAGGCTAGAAGTATCGGATGGGAGAAGGAGAAAACCCCAACACTTGCGTCGGAGGCTGGTGGGAATAGTGTTCCAAGCGTATGCGTGGCATACGACGCCAGAGGCAATGGTGACGGGGTAATCGTCAACACCATCACAGGCGACCATGAAAACCGCATTACAGATTACACAACGGTTATTTGTTTGCAGGGTAACGGGATAGATCGCTCGGAAACGGCAGGATGCAACGGGAATGGATGGAAGCAAGATGTGTGTTATACGCTAAACACCGTTGATCGTCCCGGTGTTGCCTATGCCATGCAGGGATTTGGGGACTACAAAGAATCTGAATGCGGAAGCGGACTAAAAGCGAGGGATTTCAAGGATGCCACAGATTTGGTGGTGGAATGCGCTGGCGTGGATTGTAGAAACATGAATGAGTATGACGAACTATATCCCACATTGCAGGCAAAGCCAAACGGGGGACAATCTCTGAACTTTTCTGGGGCGGTTCGCACTCGCTATATCGTCCGCAGACTAACCCCTACCGAGTGCGCCCGGCTGCAGGGCTTCCCAGATGAATGGGGACACCTAGATCACAAGGACGATTTCACGGACGAAGAATACACATTCTGGATGGATGTGCGGAACACCCACGCCGCCATCAATGGGAAAGCCGAACGGCAGTATACCAAAGAGCAGATGCTGGCGTGGTACAACAAACTGCACACAGACAGTGCGGAATACCGGATGTGGGGGAACGGGATCGCTCTACCGACCGCACTGTATGTGATGCAGGGGATCGCGGACGCCTTGCAGATCGGAGGAATTAAAGAATAATGCAGAAAGAAATTCTTTACGAAAACACCATAAAGCTGGCCCCCATCACGAAAAAGAACAGCCAGCAGATCATGATAAATAAAACAACTGGGAAGCCGTTTATCATGCCCAGCGCCAAGTACCGGCAATATGAACAGGCGGCAAGATGGTTTCTTCCCCCACCGTCTGGTGGCCCGATTGACTACCCGGTTAATGTCAAGTGCATGTTTTATATGCCGAGCCGGAGGAAGGCCGATCTAACCAATCTGTTAGAAGCCGCTGACGATCTGCTAGTTGCTGCCGGAATCCTGGCGGATGACAACTACAACATTGTTGCTGGACACGACGGAAGCCGCTGCCTGGTGGACAAGGATAACCCTAGGACCGAAATAACGATAACGAGGGAGGCGTAATAACAAATGAAGCCACCGGTACATCCGTGTGAAAAGTGCAAATTTGCGACAAAAAAATACGTCTGTTATGGCAAAAGCGACCGGTATCCAAACGGAAAGAAATTTGCATGGTTCTACTGCTCCCGGGATCGGGATGGCGGCGGAAAAAATTGCGATGCTTATGTCCAATTTTACCAGGCGACGCTGGATTTCTTGCGGGGCCAGATCCGGATACGGCAGGCCCTGGAACGGCGGCAAACGCCAAAAAAAGAATTTTGGCGGTACTTATCCCCGACGGAAGCGGCATGTAAAATGGCGCTGGCTGAAGCGGACAAAGGGGAGGCAGAGCGCCGGGAGGGCAAGAAATGCTGACCATCACCATACAGGTCAACGCGCCGCCGGACGCGGCGCAGAGCGTAAAAGAAGCTCTGGCCATGTGGCTGGAGCGGTTTGGGGATGCCCGGGTGGTATCCGTTACCGGCGAAATGCCGGAACAAATGCAAATATGGAGGAAATAAACGCCATGAGAATTGTCAAACCAGGATTTGAAATCATGACCCCGGTGGACGGCGAGGCCGTTTTGAAGCACATCGAGAAGTGCGGACGGGTGTGCTATAAGTCCGAGGACAAAATCACCGGAACCAGCGCCGCCACCTTTGTGGCCAACATAATCAAGCGTGGGCATGAAGCCGTGTTGGAGCACTATGCCATCACGGTCAAGTTCATCTGTGACCGGGGCGTGTCCCACGAACTGGTCCGGCACCGGCTGGCATCCTACTGCCAGGAGAGTACCCGATATTGCAACTATGCCAAGGACGGTTTTGGCTATGAAATCACCGTTATCAAGCCAATTTTTTTGAAAAAGAAGTCGCTCGGCTGGTACAGGTGGAGGGATGCCTGCAGAAAGGCTGAGACCGCCTATTTTGCAATGCTCGACATGGGCTGCACGCCACAAGAGGCCAGGTCGGTGCTGCCCAACAGCCTGAAAACCGAGGTGGTGATGACCGCAAACCTACGGGAATGGCGGCATTTCTTCAAACTCCGCACAGCCCCGGCGGCCCATCCCCAGATGCGGGAGATTGCCGTTCCGCTGCTGCGCCGGATGCAGGAGCTTGTCCCCGTGGTGTTTGACGATATCGGCGAGGAGGTGCACCGTGAAAAGAGCTGAAATACTGGAGGCGGCCCGTATTTGTGTTTGCGGAGAGCGAGAGCAGGATTACGGATCACCGGAGGATAGCTTTGCCCTAATCGGCAAGCTGTGGTCTGCCTACATGGGTGTGCCGGTCTCCCCCAAGGACGTGGCCATGTGCATGGCGCTACTAAAGGTGGCCCGAATCAAGGCTGGAAATAAGGCGGATAGCTTCGTAGATTTGGCCGGTTATGCGGCTTGCGCCGGGGAGATCGCCACCGGCGTAGAGGTGGCACCGAAATGAACATGACGATGGAAGAAGCGGTGTGCCAACTGCGCGACTTAAGAGATCACTGCCGATCCATGATATCCGGAGATAACGATTACCCGGAGTGGGCATTAGACGTGGAAGCGCTGGACATGGCCATTGCAGCCCTACGCCCCGTCAGCCGGGAGCAGAAGGAAGAAAGGCCACTTCCCGAAAGAGAGGAAAACATATGAAAGTCGGGTTGATAGACGTGGACTCTCACCACTACCCGAATTTAGCGCTGATGAAACTGTCTGCCTGGCATAAGGCACAGGGGGACGAGGTGCATTGGTGGTTTGGGTGGGATCAGTATGACCGCGTGTACATGTCAAAAGTATTCGACGATACTTATTCTGCAGATATCCTTGAGCCAGCTAATGCGCGGGAAATCATTAAGGGGGGAACTGGATACGGTCTGCTTAATGCACTGCCTTACGACGTAGAGCATGTTTGCCCAGATTATTCAATATATCCGGAACTGACAAAAAATACAGCGTATGGTTTTTTGTCTCGCGGGTGCCCACGCGCTTGCCCATTCTGCATTGTTTCAGGGAAAGAGGGGAGAAGGTCAGCCAAGGTGGCCGACCTATCAGAGTGGTGGAATGGGCAAAAAAATATCGTCCTAATGGATCCCAATATACTAGCCTGCCGAGACAATATGGATTTGCTGGGGCAATTGGCAGACAGCAAGGCATGGGTAGATATCAACCAAGGCGCGGATGCTAGATTATTAACCGAAGAAAATATATTTATTTTAAACAAAATTAGAATAAAAATGATACACTTTGCTTGGGATATGGTAGACCAGTCATCGGCAGTGTTGCGTGGGCTGGAACTATACGCCAAACATGGTGTTTTGGACGAGCGGCGAAGGCGTGTATATGTTCTAACCAACTTCAATACAACGATTCAGGAGGATCTGTATCGGGTTTATAAGCTAAGAGAGATGCAGTTTGACCCATATGTGATGATTTATGACAAGCCTAACGCGCCAAAAGAAATTAAGCGGTTGCAACGCTGGGTAAACAATAAGAGAATCTGGAGAAGTTGCGAACGTTTTGAGGATTATGCTTAGATGCCAAGAGTTGAAAAACAGGAGAAATAATGAAAGGAGGAACAGCCATGAGCATGACGCGTGAACAAGCAATAAAGCACATTGAGGACATCCGGGCCAGCGCCTTGAAGAACTTAGGCGCAAAGTACGCACATGGATGTGAGGGGTATTACAGGACCAGAATCGAACTGTCGGATATTTGCCTCACTGCTCTCCGCCCCGTCAGCCGGGAGCAGGCCGAGAAGGTGTGGAGGGGGTGCAAACATTGCGGAGAGGAATGGGGAACCTGCAACCCCATAACAAACAGATTCACAATGCCGCCTCCCGGAGGCATAAGGTTTTGCCCCATGTGCGGCGCTCCCTTGACGGACGAGGCCGTGCAGATGGTGATGGATAGATTGGAGGCGCTGAAAGATGGCAAGACCAATTGATGCGGATGCACTGCAAGAGTTGTGCAACAGGAGAATCCAGGACACATGGAATAGCAGGGCTGCTCCTCTATCGTGGGCAGCGGCTTATGCAAATTTCAAGGATGATATCGACAGTATGTCCACCCTCACCCCGCCGAACGAGTGGGTGGAAGCGTTGGAGGCAATCAATAATGCGGCTGTTGCGTACATAGAGGGCGGCCCGTACGAGAACGATCTTCCCGGAATGGAGCTTGCTGTGGAGATAGATAGGCTATCACGGGATTTTGTGCGTCCGCCCAACGAGCCGCTGACGCTGGAGCAGTTGCGGGAGATGGACGGGGAGCCGGTGTGGGTTGAAGATGTAAAACATTGGGCTTTGATTGATATTGAAAAAGGCGGTCAATGGGATGGTGTGCCGTTTGCAATATGGGCGGAAAATGGCATGAAGTTTACCTACAACATTAAAAACCGTGGTCTACATTGTTACCGCCGCCCACCGGAGGGAGAAGCATGAACGAGTTTGAGATTATACGCGGCGCAATAGATGGGAAAGAGAAGTATTGCCGCATCCCGATAAGGAGCAAAATTGCAGAGACAATGGTGGAAGACGGGAAATATGAACTATCGGCTGATGCAATTTTGTCTATGCCGCGCGAACAGGCCGCAAGGACAATAGATGCAATAATGCAGGACTGGCTGTATTGGCTAAAACGAGCCAACGAACTATATGTGTTGTTGCAAGGTAGCTGCCCGCCGGAAGGAGATAGAGGACAACATGCTGAACTGGGTTAATATCACGAAAGAGCGGCTAAAACAGTACCGATTTGACCAGCAGGCAATTAGCAACATAACCGCGCAGATTGCCCACTTGCGGGAAGCTATGACAAGGCTTCGCGGTGCAAGCGCTGACGGCACGCCGGTCAAGGGTGGCGGCAGTGGGCGGGAAGATATGCTGATCGATTGCATTGTGCAATGTGGGGAGTTAGAGATCAGCTTGTTTTGCGCTAAAGGCCGGGTCAAACAGATTGACCGGGCAATAGGGCAACTGAGGCCGGATGATCGACTAGTCCTTACGCGCTTATACATTGACAACGAGCGGGGAGGGGTGGACAGGCTGCGAGAGGAACTTGGGCTGCAGGATAACCGTAGCGTGTACAAGCGGGCCAATGCGGCCCTCGCCAGACTGTCGATGTTGATGTATGGGGATACATAAGATTTTCCCAGGGCAATTTCAGGGCATTGTTTTTGGGGAAATCTATGCTATACTAGTATCATGCAAAAAGCGAGAGGCCAGGAATTACTTCCCGGCCTCTTTGCCTTTTATCGGCGGGTGTGGGCTATGTTTAACGATATTAATAGGCTACGGCAACTAATTAGCGATGGTCGGGAAGGCGTCTGGTATAATGGCGCGGCGTGGGAGCATATGCGGCAGGCTGTGCTAAAAATGGACCGCTACGAATGCCAACGATGCAAGGCGCGGGGCCGATACCACAAGGCGGAGATTGTGCACCATGTAAAGCACTTGAAGGATAGGCCAGATCTTGCGCTTAGCATCTACGATCCGGATACCGGGGGTAGACAGCTAATTAGCGTATGCAAGAAATGTCATGAAGACCTGCACCCGGAGGTGTTGCACGCAAAGCAACTTAAAAGCAAAGATCCGGTGACGGCAGAGAGGTGGGATTGATGGTACATTCAGCATACTCCCCCCCATCAAAAAAACGAAAACCCCCTGGCAGGGTCTTAC